AATTCCCTTTTCTTCCACCAACTTACGGCTACTATACCACGGGCTGACAATACTTAATAGGATGGCACCTTCTGGTTTTTCACCTTTTTTGCCAATAATCCCTACCATGCCATTGTTCAGGCTGAGAGATGCGTAAATTTCTCTAAGCAGCTTCTCAGGCTCCGGTGACATAAAACCGTTCTCATCACAGGCCGAAAACGCTAACTCCATCATGTCGTCAATGTCTTCAACTGTGCCTACTCTCACCGTAAGTTCTTCAGTCATACCGCCCCCTAAGCGTTAGTCCTTCTTCGGGCCGGGAAGTTTGTTCAGTGTTTTCACGGTTTTTTTGCGTGACTTTACTACAAACTCATCCAGCACTTTATGGCCATGGTCTAAATCACCGCCACCAATTCTCCTCACAGAATGAGGATGAATAACATATTCTCCGCCCGCTGCAACTATTGGAACAGGCAATTTGTCATGTTCATGCGTTTCACCGCCGCCAGCTTTATGGTATGCACCAGCCCCGCCATAAACACCTGAACCTTGCCCAAACGGCATAGCACCCTGATGATAAGGTGAACCGCCCATAAACCCAAACACAGATTCAAGGTTTTTAAACCCGTTTATGGTGTTCCCCTCACCATGGGATGACACAATGTCAGCAGGAAGAACATACGCGCCAGTAGGAACGTGCATAGGCAAATGGTCCGTACGCCCAGCTACAACGCTATGGATTGGACCCGTATGTAACTTGACATGCGGAATGTGGCCGGAGTGATGAGTTGTAGTCATACCGCCTTCTGCGCGGTGAATACGCCCACCATGACGGACTAAACCCGGTCCATCACCACCGCCACCGTTACCCTCGCCACCATGTTCTTGGGGCTCAACAGCCGCAACAGCAGGACCGCCGGGTTGGTCTTTGCCGCCAGTAGCCTGTTTTAAATCCGTTCCGGTGCCAGCTCCCTCGGCAAGAACACCGCCCATCATTCCGCCGATAGCCTTGTTAATACGGCCACCGTCCTTTTCGCCACCCGGGCTATTGGAGCCGTCACCCTTGAACAGGCGAGTAAAGAAATTATCATGATCTGTATCCGCTACAGGCATTTGCGTGTTATTCAACCGAGCCTGATAAATTGGTGAATTGCGGATAAAGTCTTGAGCAGTTTCCGTGCCACCTTCTCCAGAATATGACAGTTTAGACTGCCATGGATTGCGAGGATCGTCCGGCGGTGTTGGCGCGTTTGCGGGCGCACGGAAAGTGCTTCCACTTCCACTAGTTGCAGTCGCAGCCGGTCTTCCCATAATAGCTTTTGGTGAAGATGAGATGTCTGGGTATTCTTGAGCAGCCCTCGCCGCATCATAAGATTGTGGAACGAGGGCTTTGCGACCAAATGTCATGTCCCCATATTCTTCCGGCGCAGATTGAATATTAGACGGATAAGCGTTTGCTGCACTCCTATCATAAGGAGTCATTGCATAAGGGTCTTCCGGCACATTTTGCGGTATTCTTGGTTTATATAACGCCACACTATCAAAATCATCCATTACATTTGTCATAGGGGCAAATTTATTTGCCTCTTGATGTTTTTTAAATGAAGCAGCAACAGTGTCGTCAAAACTTTTTTGTTCGTCCTGCAATTGCCCCGGATCAGTTTTACTAAAATAAGTTGATGGTTTAGTGTTTTGTTGAATAGCAGCCAAATGATCCATTTGGTTTTTATATTTTAACCCTTCAAGAGTTTTTTCATAAACACCTTCAGAAGAGCTCTTCAAGGGATTCAAAGTTTGTTCTACTAGACGACCAGCAGCGCTTTGTGCTGGTTTATAATTGCGGGCCGCATTTAATGCCTCGTTTTCAAGCATCCAATTGGGTTTCAAAGCGGCAGGATGGTTCTTTCCCGGAATAGCTGGGTTTTCTGGATCAGACATGCCCAACTCAATACGTTTTTGGATATAATTGTAATAGGAATCATCATCGGGAAATTGTTTGCGTTGGCGTATAACAGGCTCCGATGCAATCTTGTTTAACATAGCATCTGGATCACCAACTTTATTACCACCGGCATGATGCTCACGCCGTGCCACATCCAATGCAATGGCGACCGCCTGCTTTTGCGGACGGCCTGTTTCAACCAACTCCGAAATGTTGGCGCTGATTGCCTTTTGAGACTTACCTTTTTTCAGTGGCATGGCTTATCCTACCGCATAAGTGACGTTGAGGGACATACCTGATCCCACTTTGATGACAAGACCGGTCGTAAACACCAAACCAGCGCTTAGAATGCCAACTGTGTTTGGAATAACAATAAGTTGGTTAGCTGTGGCAGCGGATGCCGTTGCGTTTGTGTTATAGACCCCACCCGCTGTAGAACCTGCTACTATGACAGAAATTCTGACCAAATAACCCTTGCCAGTTAAAACAAGTGTATCAGCCGAAACTGTGGCAGATGTTACCGTACCTTGACCCCGCAAATTGGCCAGACCAACACCACTAAGGGCAACAACGCCGTTCTTTTGAGTAGTTAAAATGTCATCTAAACTAGCCATCAGAACCGCCCATCCGGTTGGAGCCTGTAACGGATATTCCCAAGCCGCCAAAATGACCCAATGTCATTACTCTCTATTCTAACAGAAACAAGCCTGCCACGGAAGCGCGGAGTTATGTAAGTTGTCGCCTGTGTCATGGTATACGGGCCATAGACTGTCGGGGTCTGACCTGCATAATCCGTGACATAAAATGAAATGTTCACGTTTGCACCTTGGGGCCCATTATAATCACCCCACTTCATGTCAGGCCAAATCTGGTCTACAAACATCTTAATATCAGCTTCAGACATGGTAAAATACCCAGTCTGGAAGTATGAGTTCATGGCTTGACCGTCAGCGTCATTACTGGTTTCATGCTGATAAATGTAAAAGTTTGTAGGGTCCGCGCCAATGGGTGGGCCCAAAACGGACTCATTTATCCAAGCCGTACGGCCTAACGTGCCATAATCCCACTGATCCAACTGATAATTGTACTTGATGTAATTGCTGACTTCACCGTTGCTTGTGGTCGTCGGAAAATACCATGATATTTCATTGAAACGTGAATTGGGCGCAACGCGGATTTTGTCCAAGTTATTTGTGTCAAGCTCTTGGAAAACAATGTCCCAAATGGGGCATTTTAACGGCGTTGGTTGCCCGCCACCATAAGAAAAGAATTGACTTTGGCCCATCCAATAGACCATGCCATTGACCATACCAGCAGCGCGGCGACCAATTAGACCGCAACCAACACCAACCTCGTTGAACTGGTAAACATATGGCAAACCAACATATTGCATTGCCCAAAGGCCAAGATCAGTCCAAAGCAAGCCTTGTTGAGCCGCCTGAATGCCCTGAACAATCCGTGACCCTTTTGGAATGCGGTATGATCCAGCCTGATTAGTAACTGTAGGGCTCCAAGAGTAGAAATTGTTTACGTCACACCACCGGACTAAAAGAGGGTCAATAATGCCTGTTTGCGTGGAACCATATGCAATGATTTGACGCTGTGGCATTGCCACAAACATACCAGTATTAACGGATGGTGCCTGCGGAATAAGATCCGCAACAACATCTCCAGACGTTGGGTCCCAATTGTATATGGGCCCGTTTTGTGGAGATGCTATAAGGATTTGACCCCAATTGTCTAAAGACCAATCTGTGGCATTTACCGGGACACCAGTAATAGTAGAGTTAATAACACCTGTGCCTGTACCGTAGCCCCCAGCGCCGTAATAACCTACGCCATACCCACCCGCGCCATAAGACGAGCCAATGCCACGGTAAAACACATAATGCAGGTTCCCGCCATTTTCTGAACCGGTAGTGGATGATGTGGCAAGAGTAGCAGTGCTAATATTAAAAACACTAGAAGAAGTTACTGATGTAACAGTGTAATTTCCGTAAATAGTAGTGCCACCAACAGTTGTAGCAACAAGGGCCGGAAAAGTGTCACCAACGGCATATCCATGATTTGCCAGCGTTACCACTACTGCGCTACTTGAAGATGTGGTGGCATATGAGGGAACAGCACCACCAGTTGTGCCGGAGGTAGCATTATTGGGATTACCTAAAACATCATAAGTATAAATAAAGAAATCATTTGCTGTGTCTTGATAGCACTGATATTGCCCAAAGACCACAATCCCGCCAACGCTGACTTGCGTTTGAATGTCAATGGAATCAACAGGTTGTGCGTTTGTTCCGGTAATATTAACCTGAACTTTGTTAGATCCAGATATGGTTGTAAAACTTACAGCCGCATCACCAATAAGTTTTTGCGGCGTAATGTTGTTAAAATTGCCAGAGTTTACAACCTGTAAAGAATTGCCGCCGCCTGCAATTGTGCCCCCAGATACATATGTTGTTGTAGTTGTGCTGGCAAATGACACAGACGTGTTTGTGCTGGCTGTAATAGCATAAGTGCCGTTATAAGCACTTGGGTTAATACCTGTGACCGTGATCCAATATCCAACCGTAAAAACAAAAGGCCCTGTATACGTTAGCGTAACGGTTGTGCCGTTTCCGCTTGCACCCGTTACAACAATTGGTGCCTTCCCTTCCGCGCCAACAGCCAAATATGAGTTGGCATTTGTGTCTTCCCAACCCCAAAGGTTGCGGACAATAGAGCCCGCACTTGGAGATGTAGAACTGGGATACTTGGACCAACCACCCAGTTTTTGCACAAGGCCCCCCATAGTCCGGTCTGAAATAAACCGCACAAGCTGGCTCTGTGAAATAGCAGCTTCATTAAGTGCGGGGGTTTTGTTTGTGTCAACGCCCGGGATGACTTTAAAACTTGCGTGAGGCATGTGTTACCTCGTAGGCGTTGCAACAGGTGACGTGCCATGAGAAGACCATGCAGACGCTTGGAACTTCTTACGGTATTCTTCCATCATAGCGCCTTGCAACAATGTTTTATACTGGCTTTCATATGAAACAGCCATTTGCGGGTCGTCATTGGCGCGTCCAAAGTTACGTTGGTAAGCTGACACATAAATCATGGATGCCATGATAAACAAATCAGGCAAATACAAGCTGATAAATGTAGTAAGATTTGTAGAAGACAAACTGGTTGGCCGGAACGTCCCCGTAACGCTTACTGTATATGTAGCGTTTGGGTAAGGGTAAATATAAATGTTGTAATCAGTTACCTCATTTGTCCCGCCCGTAATAAAAAAGTACTGCGGGGTGCCTGTTGTTGAATTGTTGCCATAAACATTATTGGCAAAATCACGAGTGATTGGCAAAAGAGGATACAGATTGTTGTTAACATCAGACAAAACAACATTTTGTACCGTGATAAGATTAGCAGCCGGTATGTCAATGTTATTGCCATTTAAAGTATAATTGCTTGTTGTTTGGCTAATAAGCAAATCCAAATCACGGTAAATGCGGTTTTCCGCATAGGTAATCATTTGGGGCAAAATGGTTTGAAAGGCTGAGTCGGTTGACTGCACAACTGCCATAGTGGCAATTTGCGTGACATAACTTGTGGTCCCGTAAACGGAACCGTCATATGAAAGACCAGTGCTCATTAATCACCTTGCCACTTATTGTGCTTTGCACGGTTTTCTTTCCTTGAAATAACTTGAAGATTCCAAGGCACATGAAGACCAGAAAGTTTCTCTCCTTTGAGGGGATGTATATGGTCAACCTCATAGACTATACCAGTTTGCACTGTTTTTGCCAATGCCACATCATAAAATTCTTGAATTTGAGCTTTTTGTATGGCTGTTAACCAAAGCGGCGTTGCATTTATTTCTTGAGCCCTTCTTTTTGCGTCACGGGCGTTTAATTTTGGACGGTTATTTTTAGCCCATTTGGCCGAAGATTTGGCAGCTTTGCCCGGGTTCTTCTCTAACCACTCTTTTTTATTTTTATAAATTTTGTGTTTGTTATTTTGAAAATAGTCCATGTTTTTTAATTTATGACATGCAATGCAATCCCCCCGATGCCCATCTTTTGAATCCTTTCTGGCCGGGAAACAATTAATTTCTTTAATTTCAAGGCAAACAACGCATCTTTTTAAACCAAGAGGGAGAATCTCAACTGTTTTTGTTATATATCTACACGGACGACATTCTGCTCTAAGTCCATTTTTGCCATTTTTGGCCCTATGATAATCAGACAAAGGTTTTAGTTTGTTGCATTTACTGCACAATTTTAGACCTGTTGTCACGATTGGCTCCGTTATGCCACAATGGCAAATCTGCCGTAATTGTTGGCCAGTTTAACATCATAGGAATTGGTTGCATAGCCCGGGCCGTTGTAACCCCTAGCAAAACCAGCCCAATCTTTGTCTTTTAACTTTTGCACAAGACCAGAAT